TGAGGGAAATGTCAAGTAAATATAAGAGGAACATTTTCGATTTTCTCTTCGAGGCTGATGCTGAGACCGGGAAGGACAAGATGAAAAGACTCGCAGAATTGGGTATGTACGAACAGGATGAGGATGTTGTCGACGATGAAGCGGTCGACGAGGAAGCCGAGGAAGCTGCTGGAGAAGTGGTTGAGGTTCCCGTTGATCCTGTTACGGCCGCGCTTGAGGACTTGGGCTCTGCCCTGGAGCTCGATGTGGTCGTCGGCGGTGCCGAGGAAGAGGCTGAGGAAGCAGTCGAAGAGGAAGAGTTTGATCTCGATCTCGAAGAGGCCGCAGACGCCGGTGCGGAAGAGACCTACGAGATCGATGAGTCCACACTCCGTCGAGAGCTCTCTCGAATGAAACGTTCTCGCAAATCCCGCAAGCTTCGTGAGCAAGAGGAAGCTGACCCCATGGCCGACCAGTTCGGTGACGGTGAGGCTGTGGGTGATGTCATCGAAGTTGACGAGGATGATCTCATCAATGTGCTCGCCGATGAGCTGGGAGATGTTTCCAAGCCGACCGTTGAATCGCGCCGGCGACGCAGCGCTTCTCGTAGACGTCCGGCCAGAGGTTCCAACCGCGTTGCACGTAAGGCGATGCGTGAGGCCGCTGTGTACAAGCGCGCGGCCACGAAGCTCAAGGGCCAGCTCGTGGAAATGAACCTTTTCAACGCGAAGCTGTTGTACGCCAACAAACTTCTACAGAACAAAAGTCTGACTGTCAAGCAACAGAGAGCAATTGTCGAGGCGCTGGACAATGCCAAGACGCTCCGAGAAGCCAAACTGCTTTACAAGTCGCTCTCCGAATCGCTCGCGCGGAGAGGCCGTAGTGGTAAGAAACTTAGTGAGTCAACCGTAAGGACTATCGGATCGTCCTCCAGATCAACCCGGTCGGCGGCGCCGACCAGCAATGGGAGTGAGACGGATAGATGGGCAGTCTTAGCTGGAATCAGTAAGAACAACTGATCCAATTTTTGTTTAGACACAATCTATAAGGAGATAAAAATGTCTACATTCAATCTTGAAATGCTGACTGAGGGGATTCGCGCACGCCACGTGGGTTCTCAGAACAAGCAGCTGGTCGAGAAGTGGAGCCGCACTGGCTTGCTTCGTGGCCTCGATGGCGTTAAGCGTGAGAATATGGCTCGCCTGTTGGAGAGCCAAGCGGGACAGGTTTTGAAGGAAGCCTCGTCCGTCTCGACCGGTGGTGCCTCTCTCACGTCGTCCAACGATCTGCGTGGTTTCACCAACATCGCGTTTCCAATCGTTCGTCGAGTGTTCGGCGGTCTGATCGCCAACGACCTGGTATCGATCCAACCGATGAGCCTTCCCTCGGGTCTGCTCTTCTACCTGGATTACACCTACGGAGGTGATCTGGCTGGTAACGTCGGTGAAGCGGCTCCCTATGGTTCCGGTTCATCGATCTACAATGATCCGGCTGGCAAGGGTGTTCGTTCCGGTTCGCTCGGTGTGGGCGGACAATACGACCTGGCCGGTTCGGGATACACCCGAGTCTGGGGCGTCACAAGTGCGCTGACTCCGGCCGCGTCAGGCGCGTTCAACGATGCCTCTTCGATCAACGTCGAGAAGGCACTGATGGCGACAGGTACGGACGGCAAGCTCTTGCAGTTTGATCCACAGATCACCAATGCGATCGAGAACAACAGTGACGGCGCCGGCGAAACCGCTGGTACGGCGGTCTACTCGGCGGTCATTTTTGACCTCACCACTGCGGCGTTTTCCGATGCTGATCTGACGTTGGTGAAGGAGTTCGCGATCTCGGGATCCGTTGGCGCGGTGACCAACGCCGGTCGTTATAAGAAGGTCATCAACGACACCGAAAGCAAGCAGATTCAGGGCGGCGCGACGGGCAATGTCCGGCGTCTGAACCAGATCGGAACGTGGGACGGCTCGAGCTTTTCCGCCAACGGCCTGGTTCAACCGGGTGAAACCAATGCTGCGCTGTTGATGATTGTGTCCGGTGCAAATGTGTCCACAAACACTTCGGCTGCCATTATATCCAAGCCGCTGAAGGCTGGGTTCAACCAGGGCGCCGGCGACTCGACACTGGTCATTCCGGCGTTTGAGTCGAACTTCGGCGTCGATCCCAATCCTGCGATCCCTGAGATCGACATCAAGATTGAGAGTGTGGCAGTCGTGGCGGAGACCCGTAAGTTGCGTGCTCGCTGGTCGCCAGAACTGGCACAGGACCTGAACGCCTATCACAGCCTCGATGCTGAGGTGGAGCTCACCCAGATCCTGTCCGAGCAGATCGCTCTGGAGCTCGACCGCGAGATCTTGAACGACCTTCTCACTCAGGCAGGCGCTGCCAACTACTACTGGTCGCGCGCACCTGGCAAGTTCGTCAACAAGAAGACGGGTGCGGAACAGTCTCGCGGTAGTACGCTCAAGCCTGGTCCGAACTTCGCTGGCACGGTACGAGAGTGGTACGAGACTCTGACCGAGACCATCATCGATGTGGCTAACCAGATCCACCGCAAGACACTTCGGGGATCGGCCAACTTCGTGGTTGTCGGCCCGGATGTCGCCACTATCCTCGAGTCCTCGGTCTTCTACAAGGCGAGTTACTCCCTCGATGGTGAGGGTCAGGCGGGTCCCATGGTTATTGGCGCGGACAAGGTCGGAACTCTGTCGAACCGCTTCACGGTTTACAAGGATCCGTACTTCCCCCGTAACAAGATTCTCGTCGGTTACAAGGGCGGAAGTTACCTGGAGACGGGTTACGTCTACGCTCCGTACGTTCCGCTGATTGTCACGCCGACGATCTTCGCGCCTGAGGATTTCACCCCGCGTAAGGGTGTCATGACTCGCTACGGCAAGAAGATGGTTCGGAGCGACTTCTACGGCACAGTGACGTGCCTGGACATGAACATCATCTAGGTGACTAGATGACAAAAGTCCTAAAGAGGGGCCCCTCCGCAAGGTCGGGCCCCTCTTCTGTATTCTGTGGATATGTTCGATAATTTTTCCGAGAAAGACATAGTTATACACAGGGACTTATTAGTCTAAGGATAAAATAGATGTTACAAAGAATCAGTGCACGGGAGATTAGGGCCACTATTTTGAACGAGATCAAGAGGATTAACGATCAAAAAAGACGTATTGACGAAGAGAAAAAATACAAGAAGATTGCTGATTGTCTTTTAGAGCATACTGTCTCTAGTGCGGCGGACGACATTAATGATATGGATGCCGCCGCTGTGTGGGACATCATGGTAAGCGGAGATCCGGCACAGGCGGATCCATTTTTGAAATCTGTGGGCACCGCAACGAAATGGGCCGGCGACGCGCTCAAGAAGGTCGCCGCTGATGCCGATGGCCTTAAGTCGAAAGCAGAAGAGATCTGGGGCGCCGGCGATGCCGGCAAAAAAACTTTCGTGGACAGGGTGGGCAAGCTTGTAACTAAGCTCGGAGCCGCGACGGGATTTTCGAAACCAGAAATGCCCGCGTTCGAGGGGGATGATGCCACCGCGGTGGCCGACGCTTTGGATGAACCCGGAGAGATCAACATCGATATCGGCGCTGATTGGGGGGGCGATACTCCCAATTTTGAAAAGTATGTTGATGAGGCACCTGACCCGAAAGAAGAGAAAAAGACGAAGGGGTCCAAGAATGATAATCTTAGACGTGCCGGCAATTTGGTGCTCGAGCGATGGCATCGATTGGCTGGCCTGACCGAAATATCGAAGGACGAGCGGTTTCCGTTTGTTGGATCGGCCAAAGTTATGCCGGGCGCGCCCAATTTGGGGAGCAAGGGCAGCATCGATGTTGGTGCCATCAAGGGCGTCGCCAAGAAGTTTCTCACCAAGGGAAAGGGAAATCCCGGGGATGATGTTAATGTGAAAACAAACACAAATTTGAGTAATGGAAAAATGAAACCCACCCAAAAGAATGTGAAGGCAGCAAAATCTATTCTCTTCGCTCTTGGCGACATAGGAGAGGATATGGGAGGTGCTTTCGCCGACGATGACGGCAACATAATCGATGGACACCACCGCTGGTCCGGACAGTACTTGCGAACAGGTGGTGCAATAAATCACACCGGCGTGAACATTATCACAAAACCGCCCGGAATGGACGTTCCAACTTTTCTTACAATGCTCACTGTTGTTGGGAATGCTCTGGGTCGGCCGACAAAACTTAAATGATTGGGAGAACTCGTGAAACTTGTTGAGGCAATGGGATTAGTACCCAGACCCAAGAGGCTGACGGCCTCAAAATTAAGAAATCTGATTCTTAGAGAGGCGAATCTGATTCGGGAGGAGATGTCCGATGAAGAGGCCGTCAAGGCAATTCAGAAGGGTCTAGACATCTCCGACGGAGTCGAAGCTACCGTCGCATTTCTCAAGTCCCCGGAGGGTAACGATCCCAAGGTTAGAGCCTTTTTGGCGGCAGGTGAGCGGGATGAACAGCCAGCAGACGAGAAGATGGGCGTCAATCCTA